CCTTAGCCAAATCGCCAATAGAAGATTTGTCATCTCCTTGGATTTGACCTAAATAATTCCTATCCTCATCGTAAAACTTCCAAATAGGGAAAGAGCGATGTTTTTGAATGAGAACTTTCATAGAATTATTTTGTGGTCTGTTGCTCGCTTTCGCCGAGACCTTCAGTTACCACTGAGTATAAATCTTTTACCTCTTTAAAATCATATTCAATCGTATATTTGCCATCTTCATCTTGGCCTAAAACGGTTATGTCATTCTTCCATTCAGGACTATTCTTTCTGTCTTTCCAAAATAAGACGGCGTCCTGCTCAGTCATTATCGTTTCTCCCTCTAAATCAAAAGAGTAGACATTAAAAATGTCTCTTGAGGGGCCGAACTTAGGTTTGACTATCTTAGAGATAACCACAACCTTTGAACTGAATAAGGTCTGTGAAATGACTTTAACTTTTCTATCAAGAGAAGGAGAAAATTTCTTTTTGTCTTGGGTATTGTTGTTGTCTTTATTTTCCTCTCCCTTGTTTAATTCCTCTTTATTCTTTTCTGACATAGTTATTTTATTTACTTTAATTAAAATCTCTCAAAAGAGAGGCGAGCAGTCACCCACCCGCCTCTCTTATAAAATCTAGGCAGTTCCAATATCCTTGATGATGGCTTGCCATTGAGGAATGCGAAGTTCTAGCACGCAGTTCCAAACAACAGATTGAGTCTCAGCAAGAGTCAAACCGCGATAAACCGGAAGTTTATACATAGGTTCGGCTTCAGCCATAGAGATTTCACCCATTGTAAGCAAGAAGGCATCGTCATACGGAGTATTCAGAGAGTTAGTGGTATTGATAAACTGGTTTAGAGTAATATCAATCGGACCCGCATAACTCATATAACGAGCCACATTGTATCCGAAGGTCATCCCCGCAGATGGGTCGTTATAAACCACAACGCTAGCCCAGGAGGTAGCCAAATCTTTGACATCTCTAGCAGAAATCCAAAGAGTATCAGGCATACCACCATTATCAATCACGTTCTGAATGGCCGTGTCGATATAGGTAGTGGAAATCTTGTGATGGGTCGCATCCACGATGTTGCCAGAGGCATAATCGGACACGATATTATAAATACCATCGAACTCATTTACGTGAGCCGTAGCATCGCCGTAAAAACATTTCTTTTCGACATCCTGAAGGATTTTTCTCATTCCGTGCATCAAGTGCATATCCATCAAGTCGAAATAATCGGAAGCACCCCATTGGGCTTTGTCGCAGACCTCCACTTTAGAAGCGAAGGTCTTGATTTGAGCCGAATAACGAGTGATTGTGGCTTCATTGTCTGGCGGAGTTCCACATTCTCCGGTGGCGGTATCATTACTACCAAGGGCAGTAATCATATCCCATTCGTGCGTGATACCATTGGCCTTTTTCTTAGAGACCTTATCTAGGAAAGGAGTCTTTCTGTCGGTAATGTCCGCTAAGCGAGTGTCCAAATGTTCACGCTGGGCATAGGTAGAAGTAGTTGTGGTTTCAACAGTCTTCTCGAGAATTTTGACGGCTTCGGCTAATCCGTCTTTCATATTCTCGGACTTCTGCAAAACTTTAACAGCCTCTAACAAGCCTTGAGCGACGTTTTTATACATACGCAAATAAACTGGTTAAATTACTTAAAGTGAAATGGCTAAATTTATTCCGCCCACTTCCTGCGGACTTTGCCTGCTTCGACAAAGGCTTTGGCCGAATCATTAATGAATCTCTTTCTGACATCCGCTAATTCTTCGTCCATTGATTTGAATTCGGAACCTCCTTTAGGTTCTTCCTTCTCTTCGTCCTTTTCGATAGCAACTGCCTTTACTGTTTTTCTGACAGACTTTTTCTTCAACTCCGCTTCAATGCTGTCCTGTCTCTTAATGACAGTATTCAACAGAGAAACTAATTGTTCTGTTCCAGTCAATTCCACTTTGACTTCAGAAGATTTCTTAGCCTCGTCTTCTTTGGCTTCTTCAGCCTTAGATTCCTCCGGCTTTTCAGCTTCTTCTGTCTTAGCAGTTTCTTCTTTCTTGCCTGTCAGAGCAGTCAAGACCGCTTTTAACCCTTCGGCGATGCCCTTTTGAATAGAGGCATCTAGTTCTTTCTGGGTTAAGGTGATGGTCTTCTCGGCTTCCTCCTTTTCCTTGGGAGCCTCTTCTTCTTTTTCGGCTTCCTTAGTCTTGTCCTCAGCCTCTTCGGTCGCCTCTTCCTTAGATTCAGCTTCCTCCTTAGATTCCTCAGAGGTCTCTTCTTCAGTTTCCTCTTCGGTTTCTTCAGTTTCCGCTTCTTCTTCAGTTTCCGCTTCCTCCTTATCTTCGTTCTCTTGGGTTTCTTCCTCGGAATCGGATTCTTCCTCTTTGGTTTCCTCTTCAGAAGCACCTTCTTTTTCGGCTTCTTTGGATTCTTCCTCCGTGGCTTTATCCTTTTCTTCGTCAGATTCAAGCGAAGATTTTACAGTTTTACCCATAGAAATTTTGTTAAGACTATAGTTAGTTAGTAACTCGTCTATTGATTCTTTGTCCAAACTCTGAAAAGACAGGGTTAAGAGCCCGGTGACATCTTCAAGGCTCATTTCGGAAATCTTGGTAATATCCATATCAACGGTTCTTTTTAAAGCATCTATAGATTTGGAGATAGCTCCTACCCAAGTTTTTGGGTTCGCTGGGGTAGAGGTAACGGCAATATGGTCTAATTCAATATCTTTAAAAACTCTCTTAAAACGCTCATTTTTCTTATCCCATTCAAGAATATAATCCTTGACAAAACCACCGATAGATAGACCTAATTCTTTTTTCTTTATTGTTAGAGCATACCAGAGGTCATTGGCTTTAGAAGTGCTGTCTAGTTCGGCCTTCATTACTAATTGGTTGTTTTTATTGGCCACTAAGGAAGTAACTCCTCCTAAGTCAGACTGCCAAGATTTATCGTGTTCAGCGTTTAAACCAATTACGTGGTCTTTTATGCTATCCGCCATAGACTTTATGGCACTAGGAGCCATAATATCTCCGTGTAAGTCTAGGTCAGTAGAAGAGGCTACTCCCTCTAAAAATCTTTTCTTTTCTTCTCCCTTGTCAGTCATTATCACTTCCTCGTAGCATTTTAGAATAGGCATCGCAAAGGAAAATCGAGCCTCTTCTAGTTTATTTTTGTTTGACTTGAACATAGAATTATTCTAGTTATGATTATTTATTTCTGCAGATTAGACTGTCCAGCCCCTAGACCCTAGAAATAAAAGAATATATTATTCAAAAAAGGCAAACTTTTTTGATATCGAGTAATTAGCAAAAACCACGCCAAACTCAATATATAGAGTCATAAGGCGTGGTTATGCGTAGAGAACGCTAAATTGCCTACTAAGCGAAGTTTAATGCTATCTGACTACATTATACCTCTATTGTCAAAAAAGTCAAGGGGCAAGGCTATTTATTTCTTATTTTGTCTAATATTAGAAATAAATAGCCTGACTTTTCTGATATTTCAATATGTTACTTTTGATTCTCCTTTACAGTTATCCACAAGGTATCCCTGTGTATTAGGAGCTTCTTTTAGAACAGTTCTATGCAGATTGCTTTCTCTTTTTTTACTGAAACTGCAACTTACAATTACTGTTTCTAATTCTATAGTCATTTTATTTTCTGATTTACAGTTAGGACAAACAGTCCTCTGTGTAAGAGAATTTTTTAGTGACTCTGTATCAATACTTGATAAGTATCGAAAACATTTTTGGCATCTCCATTTGAATTCCATAGAGAGGTTTAAATTATTTTCTCGCCTCTATCATTAAGTCAGTTTGAGCCGAGTAATAATCTGCTGAAGGCATTAATTCTCTTACTTCCTTAAACCCTGCGGAAATCATCAGAGGTCTCAGTAAATCAAGAGTGTATCCATACTTGAAATTTTCACCCTTTGCAGTATCTCCATAAATCATATCAAGATACTTTTTCTCCCAAGTCTGCATATAAAGAGCCATAACTTTCTTTAGATTCTTAACCACTATGACTATTCTTCCATTAGGCTCAAGAACTCTAACCCATTCTTTTAAGATAAGAGAAACATTCTCTTTATCGAAGGTCTGAAGTTTATCTCTTACAAAAATTTCTTTTAACGAATTGTCATTTTCTAAACCAAGTTCTTCAAGAGATAAGTGTTTCCAGTCATTCTGTTTAAAGAAATTGGTTTCTATTTCTGCTCTAATATTGCTAGAAACAGATTCTTCTTTCTTAACTTCTCCTTGGGGAACTGCTCTTTGAACAGAGCCCGCACTTGTAATAGGCATAGAATTAGATTTTATTGAATTAATAAAAGATTGATGTTTATCCACTACGGTCTGTCTAGAAGAATTGTAAGTGCTAGGGTCACAGCTTATCCCTCCCCTTTTGTAATAAGCTGTGAAGAAGATATTATTAAGGTGAATACCAGATTTTCCTTGTTCAGCCATTGTCAGCCATAAGTCCCAATCCTGAAAACGCTTTAAAGATTCATCAAACCCTCCTTCGGGAAAATCTTTTCGTCTTATCAGGCTCATTGTAGAGATATAGTTATCTTTGACTAATTCAGGAACGCTCCAAGGTTTCCCTAAAATTGCTCCTCGTAATTCTCCCACTCGGTCATAATTGCAATAGACAAAAGAGTCTTTCGCATAAAGCAAATTCTCAAGCATTATTTGAATAGTCAAAGACTTTAACTCTATATCGTCATCACAGAAGAATACATATTCACCTCTTGATTGTTTGAACCCCTCATTGCGAGCCCAGCAAGCTCCTTTTTTGTCTATGTCACGGATAATAATTATTTCTAAATTCTTATACGTTTGGTCTTTTATAGACTTTAAGCAAAAAGGTTCTCCCCGAACTTCTCTGGTAGGTATAATAATAGAAATTAAAGGGGAGGGGTCAACATTTTTACCTATAATTTTTTCTAATCTGTCTTTAGGAAATCTCTCCGAAAGAAGTCTGTGATTAGGAACATCATTATCATATCGACCCTCGCTAGCCGAATGAAAATGATTACAAACAGCTTTAGTATAGCCGAAAGTATATCCTCTTTCTTTTGCTAATAAATTTAATTCGTTGTCTTCTCCTCCGTTTTTATAACCCTCATAGAATCTCCCCAAGTCTTCAAAGACTTTTCTCTTAATTGTGAAGCAGGCACCAACTACAGGAAATTGACATCTGCTAGCATCGTGAAACTCAAGAGCAGTCTTAACTGAAGGAGTCTGCAAATGAGCTTGGCCATACATACCCCAATACATATTCATTCCATAGACAGTTGCATTTCTGCTAGGTATTCTTAGAGGAACTCCGACTATATCTTCATCGTGCTCTTCTAATTCTTTTAGAACCTGAGGAGTCAAAACTACATCATCATTTAAAAATAGCAATCTGTCTGCTTGACTTAAACTTGCTCCTTTATTGCAGGCTTGAGCGAAAGTAAATCCTCGAACAACATAAACTTTATAGTTCATCGGAATTGCTTTTAAACAGTTGCCTATTAAGTCCCATCGGTTGTGATGAGGAATAATAATGTCAGGAAGATTCTTTGGCATAGGTCGTTATAAATTTATAATTATTTTTTAAAGATTTATAGTAATCAAATTTCTCTTCTAACCCGTTACCACAAACATTGGTAATATGTCCGTGAATGGATATTTCAGGAGTCATCTGATAGACTTTCCCTCCATATTCTACTTTCTTATTTTCACATAGGATATACCCCTTCTCGACTAAGGCTTCTTTTACTTCTTCAGAGCTAGCCCAATAAGGAGCCCTAAAAACCTTTTTAAAGCACCCCCAAGATTCATATTTGTATAGATAATCTAGTGTTTGCTGTTTTGTCCATTTGGAACATTCTAACTCTGAATGGACATCTCCGTGCAAAGCCAACTCTACCCAGTCTAAAGTAGCCACTCCTCTGCAAAATTCTTCTGAACAAAGACCCGGACAAGTGAATAAGGTTACTTTATAATTAGGGATTAAGTCTTTCAATTTAAAGAGCAAATCTAGTCTATTTGACTTCTCAGAAAAATCGTCAAAGTCAGCGATTAAAAAATCCATAGATTAATAGATATATTTTTTATTAAAGTATTCAGGGTATCTTTTTTCTTGACCTTTTGTTGTCTCAAAATGGTTAATTTCCAGTTCTGACAAATACCCCATTTTAAATCCGTGCGATGTAAAATAAGCATTTATAACTCTGTCATCGCCGTAAGGAGTCTCACCGCATCCTAGCATTGCCTCTGTATAATCTTTCATCATCATTGCTCTAAAGATTCCTCCCATATGTCCTATCCGGTCTATTTTAAATTTACCCAAAGTTTCTTTCAGAGCGATTTTTGGAGGAGTGTCTATTCCCTTGACCACAGGTCCAATAACGAATTTTTCTGGTCTTGATGACTGAGAATTTAAAGTAAAGAATTCATTTATTTTTGCTAGTATGTTGGGAGTAATTACCTCACAATCTGAATCCATCTGAATTATTATGTCTACTCCTATTTTTGTCAGCCAGTCATACCCTTGTTTTGTGGCAAAGGTAATTCCCATATTTTCTTCATTTCTAATAACATTGAAACCCTCTTCTTTTAGCCACTCATAACTTCCGTCCTTTGAGCCGTTATCTATGACAATGTGGGCATATTGCATACCCGCTTTTTCTTTTAAAGACTTGAAGCAATGATAATTATAGTATAAACGATTAAGTGTTATGCTATAGATTCCTATTGTCATAGTTTTTCGATAATGGCTATCGCTCCCCCCTCAGGAAGTCTTAAAGCTCTTATCTCTTTAATTTTATAATTATTAAAATTTTCTAAGCAAATACCTAACATTTCAGGTATCCCTCTAAATTGGGCGGAATAAAAACCCGCTGTCCAATCTTCTATAATATACACTCCTCCTGATTTCAAATGACTAAAAAGAAAATCAAAACTTCTCTGGGTAAATTCTCCATAGTGAGAACAATCATCTAGTATAATATCGAATGGTCCTTTTGTATTTCCTAATTCCTGTAATTCTAGAACATTCTCCTGATGACCTTTAACTAGAGAAACTCTTTCGAAAGGATTCTCGTGAAGAAACCTAAAGTCATAACCGACTATCTTTGTTTTAGGATGAGTGAAAAAACTATTAAAATAGTCTAAACTTTCACCTTTGAAAACACCCAATTCAAGAAAATTAACTTCTTTATCTTTGTAGGGAAGAAGATACTTTTCATAAAAATTTAGTAAACCTGCTTCTGCTTTGTCTGTCATAAATATTAATAGTTAAATTTATCCATATACATTCTATTTATGTCTCCTTTTCCTGCGAAGGCTGACATCGAATGTCCAATATTTATTGCTATCTTTCCTAAAGTCTTAATTTTAGGAATAAAGCAAAGAGAGGTTACACCCATTCCAACTAGAGCCACATCGAAGTCTATGCCCTTTGCTTTCTCTATCATAGAATATACCTCCTCACCTGCATTTGCCCCTTCTGAACACCCTAAGGAACCGACAATAGTTATCTTCTTAACTCCCATATTTTCGTAATGGTCAACGAACTCTTTTATCTTACATCTTCTCTCTACCTCTGGTGCGTGGAAACCTACTAACAAGACTTTGGCTCCTGAAATAGCCTCTAGCAAAGAACCGTTCACAACCATCTCATATCTTTTTGGCAAGTCCGTAATTAATTTAACACCCTCCATTTTATAGTAATTTATTATCTCAGGGCTCTTGTAAAAGAATCTAGCCCAATCCTCCGCTGGCGTTCCCATTCTAGGGTCTGTTTCAGGATTACTCCAAGCGTGAGTAAAAATATAATCGTTGGTGGGGAGAAGGTTCACGCAATCTTCTTTCAATTTTTTCATCTCTGGTGTTATACCACTTAACTTTAAATAGGAAGAAAGATAAGGAGTATTCTCTATTTCAGGGCAGGCCAGAAATATCTGTTCTCCATCCCCAAGACAGCTAACAGCAAAACCTCTTTTCTCTTTATACGCTTTGGAAAGATTTTCAAGCATTTCCTCTGCACTGTGGATAGAATAAGACATAGATTACCAAGTTATATTAATTTCGAAGTGATGAAAGAAGTTTATATCCAAATAATGATTATTATAGATGAATCCTCCTAAGCCAAATCCTACAATATAGAATAGAACTGCTCCTATTAAGGCTATAATAAGACATTTGAATAGCGGGTCCATACTCTAGATAGAACCTCCTCCCGTTTTTACTCTATGAGAATATCCGGTCGAAGTTCTTTTTTTATCTTTTATATCAGAGTTCATAAAACTCTTTATACCAAAAGCATCCTTTCTCCTTTGCTGTCTTTGCGGAAAACAGATAGGACATTTTTTTACCGTGTCAGTATTATAATGAGAACCGCAATTAGTGCATCTTTCAATCATAAAATTATTTAATGAACCTTCTTAGCCTTTGATACTCTTCCCCAGTTCCCTGAGAAACTGAGAAGGCATCTTTAAAGCCCGCATTTCTTACGCACTGGACAACCTGCTCATTGAATTTGCCGTAGGGGTATGCAAAGTATTCCATAGGAAAGGGTGGTTTTAATTCTCTCTGTAAAGTGGTTAAATCAACTGTGGTCAAGTCTGCGTGAGTCCAAGTATGCCAAGCTAATTCACATCCTAAATGAGCCAAGTCTATCAATTGATTCCAATCCGCAAGAGGCTCATAGGGCATAGTCCAATCAAACTTATTATTTGAGCCTACATAACAACCCATTATAAATAAAATTACTCTTCTCTTTTGAATATGGATAATCTCTCTAAGAATATCCCTATTCTCCCAAATATTCTTGTAAATACCGTCAAAGGTTAAAGTTCCTTTTGACTTTAAAATCTCTTCTCTGGTATTATAGTTGGGGTTATTTAGTGTCCCAATATTATGGGCGATTACTATGTTCTCGGTAGTCATAGATTCTTATTATTTCATTCCAATCCCGATAAGGGAAAGTTTCCTTATAAATTTCATTTTTTAATTCTTTGACCTCCTCTACTTCAGAAACATCTATATTGCATAATAAGACTATTCCTGAAGAGTGCCTTCTTATCAAATCAAGCATAGAAGAATAATCATAGTGTCGATACATAACGCCGGTAGCAGTAACCAAATCAAATCTTCCTTCTATGTCCGCCTTTCTTAGCGTTTTAATTTCCTTAGGACATCTGCTCATAGCAGTATCAGATTCATCATAACCAAATATTTCTTTAGCAGGAAGATGCTTCGTAATGAAGCCTTCTCCACAACCAATATCTAGAGCTCTCTCAAATATTCCGTAGGGCTTCAAGACTTCTAAAATTTTATCTAATCTTATTTTGTCAAAAGGATTTTTCTCATACCCCCAAGGGTCTTTTACTGAATACTCCTCTTCAATTTGCTGTTTACTGTTCATAAATATAGATTGCGTCTAAATGGTCTATTTCGTGTTGAAAAATTTTAGCTTCAAGACCGTTTAAATTTGCTTCAATTACTTCTACCGTTTTATCGAAATTTAGCTTCTCGTATCTGACTACGCATTTATTCCATCTTTGAACAGTGATACTAAAATTACTGGGGAAAGACAAACAGGCTTCTAAACTATCTACTGTCGTCTTAGTGTGATTAAGAATAATCGGATTCATCACAATAGTCTTATCTCTTAAGACAAAGAATCTCAGAGGGTCTCTATCAGTAATTTGCGGATGAGCCACTGAGTAGACATCTCTAAATATTCCTGTTGGAGAAAATGCCTCTTGAATAATCCGTTGAGAATCGCTTAATACTCTGTCATAATCAGAAGATTTTATTAGGCGACTCTTTTTATTATGAGGGTCTATTATCAAAGACATATTATACCCAATTAATTTGACTATTTTTTGGAACCCCCGGAATATTTTTTATTTGTGCTTCGTCCTCTGCAGTAACACTAGGAGACCCTCTACCGTCCGCTAACTTTCTTATAGCATCTCCTAAATTCTTCTTTGCGGGTTTTGGAGGAGTTTCTTTTTCCGCTTGGTCTATTGCTTCTAGTAATCTAGGGTCTGGTTTTCCTCCTCTAGTAATTGCCGTTTTGGGTGTTGTCTCATAAAACTGAGGACCATCTTCTTTTTTTCCTATTTTAGTTACCAAGTTCTTTTTCTCATACCCACAATTAAAACACGATAAATTACCGGTCTCTAATTCTAAGCTCATTCTTTGGTCACACTTTGGGCAAAATAGTCCGGGGCTCTTTGCTCTTTCGAGAAGCTCTAAAATAGCGGAGACAAATCTAGCCTTTTCCCCTTCTACGGGTTCATTTGTTTTAACAAAGAATTGAGAATATAAATCCTCAACCCTGTCTCTGATTGTTTTCTCTTTACTTTTAGACATAAAATTAATTGTCTTTATTAAAGACTCTTTTAAACTTATTAAAGAAATCTTCATAGGACTGTTGATTATCAACCGCCTCTGCGGTGTTTTCACTTTCTTTGATTAAATTTATAGACATACCTCCTTGACGGCGAATATCCATAGCCGAAACATAGCCTATGCTTTCTCCATTAATTTTAACCTCTATTTTTCCTCTTTGGTAAAAATCCATAGTCTTTTCTGCTTAGGATATCAGGTTTTTTTGCTCCTTGTATAACTCCCAAGACTTCAGCTTGAAAGAAATTATTATAATCTCGGTCTATCTTCTTTCCCCGAATCCTAGTAGCCATTTTAATTTTGTTATGCTGATATTCCATTTAGTTTATTTTTTAGTCTTTTCTGCTCTTGAAGATAACGTCTCTTCGCTAAAATCTCAGCTTTGTGATTCGCATAATACAAAGTGTCATACTTCTTCTTTCTCGGAGATTTCTTGTTGCTCTTTAAAATACTATTTTTATTTTCTTGATAGTATTTTTTAGCAGACTCAACCAGCTTTCTCTTGTGAGTTTGATAATAAATTTTCTGGCGTAATTTAATCCTTGCTTTAACTTCCTCAGGATTAACTTTTTTTATTTCTCCCATAGTATTATTTATTAGTTTCGAAAACCCATTTTTTAGAATATTTATACCAGTTATCTGTTTCTTTAGAATATCGTCCTTCACTCATAGACTCGTAATGATACAACTCTGATTTGCTAGCATACCAAATATGATAACCTGCTTTTCTGAAACGATTACATAAATCTATGTCTTCCCAGCCTAACCAATAACCCTCATCAAAACCTCCCATATTAAGAAAGTTCTTTTTGTCTACTAACAAACAGGCTCCTGTGACTGCTTTATATTCTTTATCTTCAGAAACTTCTTTGGCGTCTCTTTGCAGACCGTAGTTTATGTGAACAGGATATTTAAACTCGTCAAAATCTATCCCTGCGTGCTGGATAATACCTTGCCCTGGAATTATTAGTTTCGCCCCTGTTATCCCTGCTTTATAGGCTTTGTGAGCCCCTACAATCCCCTCTAACCAGCCTTTTAGAGGAATAGTGTCATTATTAAGGAAACAGATCATTTCTCCCTTAGCAACCCTAGCCCCTTGATTATTAGCAATCGAGTATCCTTGATTTTGAGGATTCTTTATATAAACACCTTCAACACCCTCAGGCTTGCTTTTAAAAAACTCTTTAATCACTTTTTCTGAAGCATCTACAGAATTATTATCTATAATAATAATCTCATAAGGTGTCTTAGTGTTTTCAAAAAGACCGGAAAGCATCTGCATTGTAAATTCTATTTTGTTATAAATAGGAACAATCACGGAAACCAATCCTTTTCCTTTTTCTTCTCTAATATTTTTTATTATTTTTGTTGCTATGCTCATACCTCTTGTCTCATTATAGATTTAATATCTTCAGAGATTACTCTCTTCATTATTTCGTCTAATTTTTTAGCTTGGTTTATAGGAGTGAATTGACTAACATAAATTTTTCCTTCTTGACCCTTTTTATCAAATTCCTCCTTTCTTGAATGGGCATCGTCTATGGCATCCATAACTTCTAGAGAATTAACTACCGCTTGGCTAACACCGTCTTGGGTATAAAAGAAAGACTCAGGGTGTAGATAAGAACCAAAATCTTTTATAGTTTCTGGTATTGCTGAACACTCAGTTCCAAGAACAGGAACACCGCAAGCAAGACTTTCGTGAAAAATCATACCAAATCCTTCTCCCATACTAGGCAAACAGAATATATCGCCTAAATTATAAATCTCTCGAATAGTTTTATCAGTCAAAGAACCTTTGCCGTCTTTTTCTTTTGGTATTACAACACAGTCATTAACTTCAAAATAGTCGATTAAGTATTGAATTTGATGACCTTCTAAAGCTCCTTCGGGAGTAATAGTGTTTTGCTGTGTAAGACCTAAAAGCAACATTGCATTAGGAATATCTTTTCTAAGATAACGCATAGCCTCTAAAAGAGCAGGTAAATTCTTTCTAGTCTGATTTCTAGCCACTGTGGTTATTACATACTTATCTTCACAACCAAATTCTTTTCTTAGTTTTTTCTTATTCATTTCGTAGAATATATCAGGATTAGTCGCAGGTATAAATTTTTCTCCCTGAATATCGGGAAGAACTTTTCTTATCTCATCGAGAGCAAAATCACTATGCCCTAAATTGTAATCAACCCACTTTAACGGTTCTTTACAACCAAATCCTAAAGGAGCTCCATCTAAGACACCCCAATGAATCCATTTAGCCTTATGAGGATAAGCCATTGCAAAGGCTATTTTAGGCAACATATAATAATCTCCCAAAGATAAGACAATATCAGGGTCAAAGTCCTTAATAGCGTATTCAAGCATTTCTCTAGCCCAATAACTATCAAGCTTATAAAATTTACCTGGATACACTTTTATATTTTTATCTTCAGGAAATCCGTTATAACCCAAAGCTACTTGACGAATATCCCAACCTAATTTCTGAAGTTCAGGAATTAAATCTCGAAATTCTCTAGCAAAGCCAGAGGGTTTAATATAATAGTCGCCGTAAATAAGAAGTCGATTATTCATAATTTTTAATGTCGAATATTTAGAATAATAAAAATCTGAGCAAGAAAAACCATCGCCTTTCCTCTATCTTTTGATACCCCCTTCGGAAAAAGTTTATTCATTTCCTCTAGTATATCTTCCCAATCTTTATTTGTTATCTGTATTTTCTTTTTGTTCATTGCTTTCTAATTTTTTAGCTTCTTCTATCCAAGCATTTAGAACAGTCTCAAAGAGAGTTAATTTCTCTTTCATAATCATATTTACGTTATCCTGCCCTTTAAGATATTCTAAAATGCTTTTTAATTGTCTACCTACTTGGTCAAAATTATAAATACTAAACTCGACAAATTCTTTAACTGTCAGGGGACGATTTTCCACAGAAGGAAATTTTAAATTTAGAATAGTCCCCTCTTTCTTTTGTCCAAGGGTAGAAAGGTCTTGGACTTGGGTCATAGAGTTTCTATCTTTGGAGACTTCGGCAATAAACTTTCTGCCTGAATTTCCTGAAAGACCTTAGTAAATTCTTTTTGCTTCTTTTGGCGATTGACCCACTCTTCCTTAGTCATCGGAGACAAAGTAACATAGGTAATTACTAAAACTAATTCACCTGTTACTTGATTAACAGAGAAAATGTAGTTCATTAACTTTTTCTCTTCATTAATCGTCTCTAGAAAAGTGTTGGCTCTGTCTTCTAGCTCTTGGTCTGTTTTTCCGACAAACATTTTCAACTGATACTTGCTGATTGCCGGAACATTTTGTTGTGAAACTTGGTTGTTCATAAAATTATTTAGTTACGTTAATTAAATCTTCTTTTAATTTATTAATATCGAACATTGTAGAAGCAACTGTAGGATGTTCATTAAATATATCCACCGCAGTCCAACCGTCTGTTAGATTCTTATTGAAATACTCGTAGGTTAAATAGCCATAACCGCTCAATCCCCAAGCAGGACCCCAAGAATTTTTAAAGGTTATTCTCTGCGAATAATCGTCGTATCCTCCTACTAAAATACAATGTCCTCCTTTCGATACATCGCCCTCTTCGGAAAAAACTACTCCGTCTTTAGGATTAAACATTCTCGGCATTGCTCGAACACCTAATAAAGCAAAACCATTAGACACTAAGGAATATTTTAATTCCTCAAGAGTAGTTACTCTTGTATAAGCCCCTATCTTATAAATATCACCATTAGCTTCTGGTATTCCTTCTTCTTGTAAAACTTTTAACGCCCAACGAATATTAGTTCCGTCAACTCCTGGCATTTCATCTATTTCTTTACAGCGTTTATAAAGGTCTAGACCAGAGAAGTTTAGAATCTTGTTCTCATCAATTTTTTCTTGATTCTGCTTTAAGGCCACGCTTGCATACCCAACACAAGCAGGTAAATTTCCTTGGTCTAAAACAGGAACTTCCGTTTGAAACCAATCTATTGCCTTAGGCAATTTATTAGGAATGATATATTGGCTGAGCAATAAATCATTCGAATCAGTCGGGTCTTTTAAACAGCCGAGCTGATAATTTACTTCTTCTGGCATAGAGTTAAATAAAATTATATTTTTTTAAGAAATCTATAACTATGTCTTTATGATTAATGCCTATTAATCTACCCAATATTTTATTCTCCTCGTCTACAACAAGAAGAGCGGGCAGGGTATCGGTATCATAAGATAAGGCAATTCCGTCATCATTAGTGCAATCTAAAAAGTTAAAATTTACCGAGGGGTATTCTCTGCTAATCGCTGACCAAATAGATTTCATTGTCTTACAGCTGGAGCACCAGCTTGCGGTCAATGTTTTTAGTTGCATACTATTGATTGGCTTTATTAATAACATCTTTTGCCCCCCTCTTTAAAATTAATTCTCCTACCCCTGTTCTTGTCTTCAGAGATTTGCGACTGCTACTATTAGAAAAATTGGCACTTGCTATAGGAGAAAATATCTTTAAAAGTTCAGGATTACCACACTCTTTACAAGCAAGAGAAATTATTTCTCCATCGACCATTTTACCGTAAAAGACATCTTCTATCTTTCCGCATTTGGGACACTTTGTCTTATAAATAGGCATAAAATTATCGTTTATTTTTACAGCCTTTACAGCCGTATTTTCTATTCTCTTGATACTTTTCCATACCCTCCCGAGTATCTAACCCCCTAACTTTTTTATAATGTCTAACAAAATTCAAAATCTCAGGATTAGATTTTCCTTGAGTGTGGCTTAGAAGATTCTTTTTAGTAATCGGGTCTAAACCAAGCATCTCTTTTCTTATGTCTTGTGTAGTGACTTCTTTTAACTCTGTCATAATTATTATTTATTAATTAGTAATTTCTATTAGCCTTTGATAAGAAATATCCTTCGAGTCAGCTGTGGAGCTGGGTTGAAAACAATGGAAAATATTTCTATCCTCCTGCTTATGATAATCTACATAATATTTAATAGTAGAATCGTCTGAATCTGGCCATCGAGTAATCTGAGGGGAAATAATCTTTTGATACTTATCTAAAGCCTCTTTTATTCTCTTCTGTTCTTCCTGTGCCTCAGTTCTTATTTTAATTGCTTCTTCCTGAATAGCGTGCCTGTTGTTGTATAATTCTAATTGCTCCTCTGTTAAAAATGCCTCTAAAACTTCTCTGTAAGATAGCCCAGTCTTTTCTGAATATTTTTTTAATTTCTCAAGAGTAGGTTGCAATTTTTCTAAAGCTAATGCCTTGTCAAGAATTTCTCTTTTTTTGTTTTCTTCCTCTTGTCTAATTTGACCACTAGCAGAAACATAAGAGGTCATTCCTTGTATTTGATTAGGGATAGAGGGAGTGCTATTAGTCAAACCCCCTAACTTACCAGAAGTTAGCATACCCGCCTTTGGATTAAAATATAGTGGACCTTGTGGAACTACCATATATTTATTCTTGGGTATGAGAAGCGTTATCAGCTTCCCCGTGCCAAGTATAACCTTTTAAGTAATCTTGAACTTCAACTTCTGGCAATAGCGTGCATCGGCATCTTGGGTGGGCAATGGGTCCAAGCAATCCTATACTAAATAATTGGTCAAAAGAGATAATACCATCACCCATTGCCTGAACACATTTTTCACACGCAGAGGGTTCTGCAAGCCAAGATTTCTTTCGGACATCCCTTCGAGCGTAACTTTCTTCTCTTGCCCAACTAACCGATTGGGATAATTCTGTTCTTGCAATTAATTCCGCCCGTTTATTAGTAAATTCTTGATTATTGCCTGTTGCTCTCCAAGATTCGAATAAGGCAGACAACTGTTTCTTCATCCCATCAAAGCCTAATCCCGTGTCATAGGCGTTTATCAGTTCATTAATAATCAAACGGCGAGTAGTCTCATTTATACCAACAATTCTTTTTCCTGCCTCCCATTTTAATTTATTTCTAACATTGGGGTCAGTTAGGGTAAAGTTTGTCTTAATCTTCTCTCCAAGAGCCTTTGTATTATTATTCCCTTTGCTAAATTTATTTTTTATATCCTGAAGAGCTGTTTGACCGCCTATGTCATATCCCTCCTCATAATACTGAGTCATCAAATCAATATCAGTATCTTCGGGCATATCGAGAAAATTCTCATCATCCATCATTCTTGATAGTAATTCTTTTTCTATCTGGTAACGACCCTTTTTTAGCAAAGGGGGATAGATTTCTAAGAAATC